ATTGGCAGCGACCCTAGAAAAAAGCCCGCCTAGGTGCTGCGTGTCTGCCGGCTACTTTCCGATGTTTTCCCCTGCCGCGTTTTACCGACATTCTTAAGTCCCGCCCGAGGGCATACCTACCAGCGTGGCGACTTCCAACTGGTTCGTATGAGCTGCTTATCTTGCTTACGCCCGTTACATGAGCGGCACATAGATTGCAAATTGCTAATGTCATGGTTTGGTTCTCCGTTCTGTGATGCCGGGGTTATGTGATCGATAGTCCAATCCCCTCCCCCCAGTTCTTTTTCGCAGACTACGCATACCGGCTCTAAGACTGTTTTGGCATACGCCCTTGCTTTCGCCCAGTCTGTCGAGTTGTGCCAGTCTGCCATTTGCCTTTTCCGTAACAGTCCCGACATGGGACTTGTCTGTCAGTTCTATCGTGATGCTCGATTGAGCACTTTGGACATTTCAATTCTGATTACTCCTAGATCATTGAGTAGTGCTATGGCAAACCCAATAAAGCCAGTCATGATCAACAAGATAGAAACGATAGGTAGGTTGTAAACGACCCAGCCAATCAGCATGTGAACGCCTACTATTGTTATTGCTGTCGCTGTAGCTATTGCAAAGAACTTCATGTTCTCACCTTTCTGTGTGATGTTTCCACTATACATTGAACACGCTGCCTGTAAAGTGTTTCCCTCGCTCTAGTTCGAAGCAAGTCAGTCCAGGCTGAGACTCAGAACCCTGATTCAACCTGAACCAACTGCTCCCGTTATCCATAGTTTTGCCTTGTATCCAATACCTGCTGCCTCCATTGGCCGAAAGTCCTAATTCCTGGATGCGTAGGTGATGGAAGTGACCAGTTAGCCCTATGGTTGCTGCTGCTACCGGCTGATTCCCGAAAGCCTGCTTCTCCCACCATTGGGGAACGGATTCAGGGCGGTTGCTTTGGTGACCATGCCACAAACCAAGAATGTGGAAGTTATCGCCAAAGACATCTAGAGCCAGAGATTCATCGCTTGGTTCTGGCACTAGAACTCTAATGTCGGTGTTAGTTTCCTTTGCAAGTCTGTTGATCTGCTGCGCTATGACAATGCCCCAGTCATCGAGCCCGGGCTGGCCTACTTGCTGTTTGTTTAGCCTGAATTGGCAGTGATTAGATGCAACTGTTGCGTAAGTGATTGGAGCGTAGCGCCTAAGTCGTTTTACAAGCTCCCAGATCAGCGATAGGGCTACATCTAGTTGCTGCTGAACGCTCAAGTCGTTTGTAAAAGTTTGCTGCATGTCAGCTTTGTTATAAAAGCCCTCGACAACGTCACCCATGTCTGCCAGGACAATCGAGCTGTATTTGTCGCGCTTGATTCTTTCAATAAGTAAGTCGTAGCTTTCAAAGACTCGCTTTATTAGATCCTCAGTGTTGCCCCTTGAGTCCACTTTGCCAACCTGCAAGTCAGACAGCATTATCACTAATGCCTTGTCACCCTCACCTTTAGGTTGAACCTTAGTCTTGTTGCCCTTAGCGTTCTTCCACAAAAGTGGTAGATCTAGATTGCTGCCTAAACGCTTCTTGAAATTGAACCGGTAACTAGTAAGCCAATCCCCGTCATACTTCTGCCAGCGACTTGTTCTAGGAGCTCCTACTATTTCGTATTCGTCCGGTGCAAAGCCTTGCTCCAGTAAGAACTCGTCAAAATCAGGAACTTGGTCTGCAGGAACACCAGGAGTAATCGCAAAGCCAGCTTCGCCATCAAACTCGAGAGCCGGACGCCAGTCTTTAGGAGCTTCAATCTTCTGCGCTGGTCTCAGATTTTCGAGCATGAGCATAGCCCTTGCCTGTGTCTGGCAATTGAGGTATCTGCGAGTGTTGCACCGGCTTGCTCGCGCAATGCCTTAGAAAGTGCGTTGTGAGAAACGTTGCTGTCAGTCAATAGATCCATAAGAATCTGCTGGTCAGCTTCGTTTAGGGAATCGTAGAAAGAGCGGGTAGCGCATGGGTAGCGCCTGGTGCTTGCTATTGCTGCCTTTAGGTTTTCTAGCATTTTTTACCTTTCTGTGTTATGTCTAAGGTAAAGCTTGAATGTTTACTTGTCGAGCGACACGCCGATGAACTCGCTGAGGGTTACAAGAGCCCCTGCGGGTAGCTCATCGCTTGCATAGCACTTGTAAGCCACAATCTCCACAATTTGAGAATCGTCATTTACGACACCGGCATCTGTAGCAGAGTCGCCGATGCTTCTGCAGAGTTTGTCTAGATCGGGCTTCACGCTGGGGAAAGCTCTTGTTACGCTCTTGGGTCTTGGGAGAAAGAACATAACGTCTAGCGCTACTGCACCCTCGAGCGGTTGGCAACTGGTATTAGCAGCTTCTAGCTTTTCTGTCACTAGCTTTCTCCATGCCGGGAGCTTTCTGTTGCTTTCAACCATGACAATCTTCTGCCCGCGCTTGAACGCGGCTTTAGATCCCTGGGGTTGGGGTATGCCCGGTATGAAAGCCTGAATCATTAGAGTTGCTCGATGTCTTCGATTTGCCCCTGGACTGCTAACGCAATCTCTAGGCAGTTATCTTTCTTACCGCACTCTTTTAGTTCGGTGACGTAGAGCGTTAGTTTTTCAATGATTCGTTTACGCTCCTCGAGCCTGCCCGATTGCAGCCCGCTGTTAAAAGCGTGAATCGAGCTCGAAGCGATGATGTCTTGTAGGTCAGTCATTAGAACGGGACTTCGTCAAAAGCAGCTTGCGTTGTTTCCTGCTCTGCTTTGGTCTTTACCTGGACTAGCTCTGCGTTCTGAATGTGATGCTCGACAACTGTTTTCTCTTCACCGGCTTTGTTGGTGTATTGCCCAATCTTTGTGCTGAGCTCTCCCCGGATCTCTACCCAGTCCTGCTCCTGTGCCTGAGTTGGATTAGAAAACCAGCAAGTCCAAAGTCTGCTGCCCTCTTGTCCGTTAGGTAGAGCCACGTTTTCCCAAATAGAAATTCGCTTGCCCTCCCACCTGATCATGTGAACATCGCCTGCAACTTGAATCTGTGGCATTTTTGATTTTTCCTTTCGTGTGTATTTTTAGTAATTACTAACCTAATACTTAAAAATAGTTTTAGTTATTTAACTTAGGTATTTAGATTAATAATTACTAAGAATTATTAATAATTACTATATAGGGTATCTACTTTATTTTTTCCATTCGCATGATGGCAATTTCTAGCACGTCTCGCATCTCAGGATCAAGCTTTTCAATGTCTTTTTCTAAGTCCCAAAGCATGACTGTGATTCGCTTTCGCATGTCTTCATAGCCGTCCTGGTAGCCCTTGAAATAGTTCATGTGTTTTGCTGGGATGTCGCTCATAGTTGTCCTCTCATGGTGTTATACTAAAACCCCTTTCGTGGTAAGGGTAACGCTAACAGCGTAGCGGGGTAGGTTTTTCTGTGTGCCTGCCCCGCTTTCTTACTTCTCTAAACTCTTAGCCATGTCTTTGATTGATTGCAGCATCTCATCTGTTGCTCCTTCTGCCTGCGCTGTTTTGTAAAGAGCTCTTAGTCCCTCGACATTGCCTTGCCCGGCGAGAACTGTTGCTTCAGTAGCCCAGTTAGTGGGCTTTTTAGGCGCTGCCTTTTTCATCTCTTCACGCGATGGGCGAATAGCTTTGCCGTCTTTCTTAGGTTGGAAGTCAAGGGTTGCAAGCACTCTGCCCAGGCTGCTGGTAGCGCAGGTTTCGATTGCAAACTTTACCATCTGCCCACTTGTCCTGGACTCTTGTGCGTAGTCAATTGCTGCAGGTCGAGGGTCTTCGCGATCAGTGAAAGCGCTGGCCTTGATAACAACTTCTGTCTCATTGATCAGCACTATCTCTGTGTGCAATCTTCCGTTGGGGTATTTCTTCCAGAACGCGCTGATTCTGTCTGCTACCGGTTCATACTCGTTCATGTTGAACATAGTTATCCTCTCGTAAATGTTAGGTAGGGTTTGCCAGCTCCGCGCTGTTGCAGCTGGACTATCGGAACGCCCTGGAACGTCCCGGTCTTAGCGCCCTGCATTTCGTCTAGGGCTTTGGCTTTGTATTTCTGCAAGTTATCTTCTGCAGCATCGAAAATCTGTTTCGCGGCTAGAAGCTCTGTCGCGCACTCAAGCTCATACTCAACGTCCTCGATGTCCGGGGAGAGATCTCTAATTGTCTGATAGGTGCTGTCACTTCCATCATGGTCTGGAGGCTCACCCACGCTCAGCAAGCCCAGAAATGCGTTCACAGCGCCTTTGACATACTCCATAAGGGTTTCATCCCACTCGACTATAAATGTCTTTAGGTCGCCACCTGTGACCGCTACGACCATAGCGGGGTTTTTTAGACCCGTCACATACTGATACCAAAGAACCTGGTAGCGGTAGTATTCGGGGAGCTCCGTCCAATACCTACCGGTGTGCTTGATTTCTAGAATTGAAAGATTGCCTAGTTTGTCCTCGATCACTGCATCGGGGTTAGCGTGAAAGCGTTCGTTCTCTGTGCTGGCGAAAGTCCAGTCTGAGTAATACACCATGAGATTAGGGTTCTCATCGGCGAAAGCCCTGATAATGCCCTCTTCAAGATAATTGCCCAAGCGCATCCTCATTGTGGCTTCTTGCTGGCCGAGCGCCCCGGCTTTCTCATACCAAAGCGTTAGGCAAGACTTGAATGGGGATAGGTTCAGAATAGGCGCGATGTCGCTGCCACCAATAGACTCCTGGCGCTGTGCGTGCCAGTTAGCAGACCCGCTAGGGTGACTACCGATTAGTTTGGCTGCGCCTAGCTCTTCGATTCGTTTAGCGATTTTGTCCATACTTGGACACTATCACTTAGACGTGACATTATGCCTCTGGGTCTGTGTCCTCATGATCTACAGCGAACTCGCCAAAGATGTCGTCAATGTCTGCTTCTGAAACATCGCCATCTACTACATAAGCGCGAGAGATTTCTTCAGCAACTTCCATAAACCCAATGAATGCTGCCATAGCTGCAGCCTGCCAAACCTCCACGCCCATAACAAAGCCTCCGCCTAATGTTCCGGACACCTTGAGAATGATGTAGGCGACAGTGCGCTTGCTAATTGACTTAAGATTTTGCATAGTATTTCTCTCCACAGTTAGGGCATTGAATTGCTTTGGTCTGTGTCTTTTTAGTTAGGTTAGCCTGGATAATTTTCCAGCCGTCTTTTTTTTCTGAGGTTGCTCCGAACACACCTTTGAGTTTTTTGCTGAATGTCATGTGCAAGTGAGCCCCGCTGCTCATACCGGTGTTACCCACCTTGCCAATAACTTCGCCCTCTTTGACTTTCTGCCCAATCTTTAGATCAGGCTCTTTGTCCTGATGGCAGTAGCCCACATACCAGGTCGAGTTTTCATGCCAGACAGTTTGGACTGTAACCCATCCCAATACCTTGCTGAACTGAATTAGCTTGATAGTTCCATTTGCGACAGCCCTAAATGGTGTTCCGCGCTTCGCCGGGTAATCAGTGCCAGAGTGTGGCTGCATCCCTCGAGCCTTGCGCCAATCGCTTAGCTCTCCAAAGTGAGCAGAGATTCTGCCCGGTAATGGGTGTATCAAAGCGCCCTCACTACTACAGCTACGACTGCCCCAGTAATGGCAGCGGTAAGAATCGATTGCATGACTGCGTTACTCCAATGAGCTTTCTCTAGCGCTCTGATGCGCTGCTCGAAATCATCAAGCTTTTTCTCAATGTCTGACACGATTCTAAGAATTAGTGCTGTATTGCTAGGCGGTCTCTGGCTGGTCAATTACAGGTGTCCAATCCACTACATCTTCATCCCAAAAGTATTCACGCCCATCTGCTGGATAGGGAACGGGAGCCTCCCAGTGACAAGTTTCCTGGTTTAGCAGCCAAGAATCGAAAGGTTTTGGAGGTATAAAAGCATCTATTTCTGGATCATAGGTATAACCAATGCCAGCGTAATTTTTTCTTATGTTTGAGTTGTATGAGGTTCTTTTACAAATTTGACCTTTGAAATTTGAATACCAAGTTTCAGGGTCTAAGTTTTCAATTGTTTCGTGTTCATCAATGCCCACAATTATTTCAGTAACAATGTTATTTTCGTCTAAAAAAGCATAGTGCGCCATTATGACCAACTCACATTTCCAGTTCCTGCAGTTACCGCTGTAACCGAAAAACCTCCGCTTGTGCTTGTAAAACCGCCAAGTCCAGCTCCTAGTGTAATTGTGAAGGAACTAGGGTAACGCAAAATAACCACACCAGAACCACCAGCACCACCAGCCGTTGCTACAGTGTCGTTTCTTCCACCACCGCCACCACCGCCTGAGCGTTGTAGTCCGTCATAACCAGGAACGTTCGAGCCATCTCCTCCATCGGCACCACCGCCTAAACCTCCGTTTCCAGAAAGGTTATTATTAGTTCCTCCACCGCCACCACCGCCAGAGAAATAAACATCGCTCCCAACTACTTCACCTACAGACCAAGTGGTCGCATCTGCAGCAGCAATAAGAGTAGAAATTAATCCATCTCCTCCATCGGCTCCGACTACTGATCCTGTATTAGAACCAACCTCAGAAGCACCACCTCCACCTGCACCGCCACCAGCGGGGACTGAAGAGCCACCAGCAAAACCTTGTCCTGCAGTGCCAGCACCACCGGCACCACCGCCACCTGATCCACCACCACCGGAACCACCAGAAGCAGCGTTGTTTATGTTGGCGTCTGCGCCCTCACCACCACCAAGGCAAATAACAGAATTGAATTCTGAAGAACCGCCATTAGTCGCAAGATTATTGCCCGTTCCAGCGGCACCACCAGCTCCGATTGTTACAGTGTAATTTGTGCCAGGCAATAAACCTAGGCTTGTGCCAGTTAGGTGACCACCAGCACCACCACCGCCACCTCTAGAGTAACCAGCACCAGCACCGCCAGCAATAACTAAGTAATCAACATCCAATGCGGCTGAAGCAGTCGGAAAATCTAGTATTCCTAAGGGTATTGGTGTCATTAGGACAAGTTTCCTATTAAGTAGTAAACATTGGTTGCTTCTTTGATAACTGTTGCTGCAGCGTATTGCCCGGCAGTGCTTAGCAGTGAATCTTTGCTGTTTAGTGTTACGCCCGATCCTGCTGCAAAGGTAATCGCGCCTGCACCCTTTTGAACAAAGTCAATGCGCTCGCCCACTGCAATCTCGTCATCGATGGTAACTGTAGTGCCAGAAGCGTTGTTTACAAATACTGTGGTCTGTGCGTCTGCAGCAGCAATTGTGTATGTAGTTCCGGTCTGCTCTGAAACACCAGGAGCAGCTGCGCCGAAAGCAACCCAAGTGCTGCCATCGTAGTAAGTAAGAGAGTCGGTATCTGTCAGATAAACAAACTGACCTTCTACCGGTGAAGTAAGTGTTGCATCTCTAGCAGAAGTGCTGGAAAAAACAGCAATAACCTGCTGCATTAGATTGTCGTTTAGTTCGCTTGCCAGTAGGGGATTGCCGTTAGCAAATACCTTGTAAGCCATTTAGGATTCCTTCCAAAGTTCAAGTGTAGTAAGCCAGTTGTCTGGATCTATGTAATGACTTACCCGGGTCATTGTGTAATAGTCGCTGATGGCAAGAACACCCTGGTCGTATTTTACACCAATAAGCGAACCTGGCTTGAAGAAAGCTGCCTGAGTTAGATTATTAGTTCTATCGATTGCAGGGGTTTCTACTGATTCTACCAGATTAGTCGGTGACTGGTTGAATACTGCCCTAGCCCAGCGCTCTAGCTCGTCCACGTCTGTTGTGTTGAGCGGAACATCGATAGCAAACTTTCCGTAAAGTTCTATCGAATCGCTGTTTTCAATGAGAACGCTTTGTGTGTCATCGCTCTCAAGTGAAACCTTTAGTGAGTTGAATACGACATCGCCATCTGCTTTGGTTTTGATGTCGCTCATGCATAGGTGGTAAAGAGCCCCATGATCATTGCCAATTGTATAGACCGGTTCACCAGAACCCAGAACGTCTATGCCACCTAGCAGGGAATCGCCCAGGGTAAAGTATTTGCCACCAACCGGGAAGTCGGGAATGATGCTAGGGTCTGGGCGCGGGACAAAAGTAAACTCTTCAGTCGCTGGATCT